ACCCCGAGCACGTCCGAGACGATCGGGTCGCTGCCGCTGTCGGAGAGCAGGAAGTACGCCATGACCGGCTCTGTCTGGCCGTCGCGGTGCACGCGGCCGATGCACTGCTCGTGGACGCCGGGCGACCAGTCCAGCTCGCCGAACACCACGGTGCTGCACACGTGCTGCAGCCCGTCGATGCCAGCACCAGAGCGGAGGCTGATCAGCATCACCTGGCTGTCCCCGGCGATGAATGCCTCCTTCGCCGCCTGCTTCTGGTTCGGCGACTCGCTGCCGGTGTACATGACCGGGTTGTATGCCGCCAGCTTCTCCTGCCAGATGTTGTAGACCTCTCGGTGCCACCCGAACAGCAGCACCTTCTGGCCGCTCTCCAGCAGCAGCCTGACGAACTCGGCCACGTAGGGGGCCTTGGCCACGCCGGTCGCCTGCCGCAGCAGCCGGTCGAATTCGCCGGCGGCCTGCATCTTCTCGCCGCGGTACTGCTCGTTGGCCCGCAGGATGATCCGCGCCAGCGCCGCGGCGTCGCCGGTGATGGCGTCCAGCGCCTTGGCGTCGGCCTCCACCTCGTGCGGGATCTTCGACAGCGCCGGCAGCTCGCGCCCCACTTCCTTGCGGGTGCGCCGCAGCATGATCCCCTGCCGCCGCAGGTACTGGCCGAACTGCTCGGCGTCCTGCAGCTTGGCCTTCTCCCCGGGCGCGGAGATGCACCATTCCCGCAGGAACTCGTCATACGTGCCCAGGCAGCCCGGCAGCAGCGGGTCGACCACGTGGAAGAACTCGCACCCGTAGTTGTAGATCGGGGTGGCGGTCAGGCCCATGCGCAGCCGTGCCCGGCTGGCCAGGTGGCGGCAGGCGCTGTGGATGCTGCTGTCCGGGCTGCGCAGCTGCTGGCATTCCTCGAACACCACGTACTGCGCAATCTCCCCCAGCGTCTCAGCCCAGCCCCGGAGCTTGTGGTAGCTGACCAGGATGACGTCCGGCAGCGTGTCCCACAGATCCTTGATCCGCTGCTTCGGCTGCCGCACGAGCGGGTACGGCGCGCCCTTCCTGATGTGGTGCACGCGCAGCTGCGGCGCGAACTCGGCCAGTTTCTCCGGCCAGTGGTTCGGCAGCGCCGCCGGGTACACCACCACCGCCGGCAGATTGCCCGGCGCGGCCATGGGGCAGATGCCGGTGACCGTCTTGCCCAGGCCAAGATCGTCGGCCAGCAGCAGGCCGCCACGGATGGACAGCTGCGCGCCCGCGAGGCGCTGGTACTCCCGAGGCGGCTTGGCCAGCGTGAACTCCGGAATCTGCACGCGGCCGGCCAGCAGTTCGCCCAGACTGCGCTCCATATCCACGTGCTCGGCGGCCAGCAGCTGCAGCGCGCGCTCCGTGTCGGCATCCATCAACAGCGGATAGCGCTGCGTGAACCACTGCAGCTCCCGGCTGTTCTCGGGTGTGGCCGACAGGTCGATGTGTTCGGCGGCGTGCTGGCGCACGCGTGGAAACACGCGTTTCATGCGCGCGCGCACCTGCGGCTCGCAGACCACCCGCCAGGTGCTGCCGGCGGCGCTGTACAGGAGGGTTCCATAGGTCGTCTGCATCAGAGTGCCTGCCTCTTCAGGCGGATGATGTTGAAGGGCTTGCCCTGCCAGGCCGGCCGGGCCACGAGCGGCCGCTCACCCCAGCGCTCGGTGGTGACCAGCAGCACCCCGCGCACCTGCGGCAGGCTGATGTAGCGCCCGACCTGCCGCAGGGCATCGGCGAGCGAGCCGGCCACCTTCACCTCGATCACCAGGCCGTCCAGCCAGAAGTCAGCGCGGTTGCTGGCATCCAACCGGTACTCGCGCACGTGCGCATGGCCTGCGTTGTCCAGGACGCTGGCCAGAACCTCGTGCAGCTGGATCTCCGAACCGTAGCGATACCCGAACCCGGCCAGCAGCCGGCCGATGCCCTTCAGCTGCAGCTGCTCTTCCATGGCGGTGCCCGGCTTCACCGGTGCCACCTCCTGCTGCATGGCGATCAGCCTGTCCATCACGGCACCTCCGGGCGAGCGCTGATCGCGGCCGCAATGGCGAATCCCATATCGCCGAAAGGCATGTGAGCTCCTTCGGCTGCGGCGATCATTGCCTCAGTCGGCTGCACCGGCACCAGCACGTGGCCCTCGGGCGGCGTGAGTGCGCCGACAATGGCGCGGATGGCACCTCGAGCGCTGACAAGGTCCAACTCATCCACGAGCAACTTGTCGATCACGTAGCGCTTCCCTGCGTCATCTGGGTACATCTCATGAAGCACGACAGCCAGCAGCTCCCGCGCCCGCTTCTCGATGGCGTCCATCAGGAGGCCTCCGCAGCCAGCTGCAGCGCGGTCGCCGCGTCAGCCTGCGCCCAGGTCATCTGCCCCCGGTCGATGCTCTCGGCCAGCCGCGACAAACCCTTTGCGGTCACCAGCACCTGTTCGTGCACGCGCTCCTGTTCGCCCTCGGTCCGCTGCACGCATGCCTTGTGCACCAGCACGCCCTGCTGCAGACGGTTCTGGTAGGCCAGCCAGTTCTTGCTGCCGGCGCGGCGATAGATCCAGCCGTGCTCGGACAGCCAGGCGAACAGCTGGCGCGGCTGCACCTGCAGCATCTTGGCTGCGGTGCTGATGTTGAAGGCGCCATCAGCCTGGGTCAGCCGCAGCAGCGCGCGCACCTGCGGTTCCTGGTACTGCACGCGCGCCTCGAGGATCTCCGCCTTCTCGCTGTAGGACAGCAGCAGCGCGCGCAGCGTCGCCGGATCGGTCAGCGCCTGCATCGGGTCGGGCGCGGGAACGCCGGCCGCCAGCGCGTCGTAGGCGCGGATCACCTGCAGGCTGAAGCTGGGGCTGATCCACATGGCGTAGGCGTAGACCAGCTCGCGCACCACGTAGCTGCCACCGTAGCGGCCGGCCACCGAGTGGACAGGGTAAACCCGGGATTCCCCGGAATTGACCAGCTCGGCCACCAGTTCCTCCGTCTGCTTCAGGCGCTGCCAGTCGCTGGGCTGGTGCCGCTTGGCGCCGCCGGCAGCCTGGTGCAGATCGTTCAGGCAGAACCTGCCCACGTCGTCGCGGCGCACGCTGGCGCCGCCAATCATCATCGCGTTCAAGAGAACACCTCCGTTTTCCAGCCGCCGCCGGGGGCGCGCTGGACTGCCAGGAATCGGAACGGGTACATCTCGGCGGCCACCTTCACCTTCACGCGGGCGTCTTCCTCCCAGAAGCCCTTCACTTCGTGGGCCTCTAGGTCGCCGGCGGCCGTCATCACGAAGAAGTCGATGGTGAGGTGGGTCTTCTCGGCCAACTTCAGCTTCACGGACTCGAATCGGAACCAGGCGATCTCGCCGGCGGCCATCTGCAGCGCGAGGTGCGCGGCATAGGCCTCTTCGGTCTTGTTCATCTCGCCGGGCACATGCCGGGGCCTGCCGCGCGCGACCTTGCCGGCGGCGTCGCCGCTGCCGGTGGACTGAGCCGCTGCCGACGGCCGATAGGCGCGCGGCGCTGTCGGGGCTGGTACGGCGGCAGCGGTGCTGGCCTGGCTCTGGACCAGACGGCGCATGCCCTCCGGCATGTCCTGCGTGGAGGCGTAGCGCAGCGAGCGGGTGGACGTCTTCTTCGGCGGCATCAGGCGGATGCCTCCGCAGCGCCCCACACGCGCAGCGCGCGCTGGCGGAAGGCTTCGAACTCGTGCCGGGCGCGCAGCTGCGCGGCCTGGTGCTCCCGGTCCATCTGCTCGAGCATGCAGTCGAACTCGACGTTGAGCAGGCCCATCAGCTGCTCCATGGAAATGCCGCCCCGGGTGCGCAGGGTCGGCGCCGGTGCCAGATGCGGCATGGCCAGCTGCTGCTGCCCGGACGGCGGCAGGGGCATGCTGTCCACGCGGCCGGCGTCGGTGACCGCCCATGTAGCCTCTGGCCGCCCGTGGCGAGCGCTGACGCGGTTCTCGCAGCGGCTCACCAGCCCATCCCGGTCCAGCTCGCGCAGCAGGCCGGCAGCGGCGGCGGTCGTCAGCAGCATGGCCTCGCGCGGTGCGCCGCCCTCGAGCGCGGCGTTGCCCATCAGCTCCAGCGCTTCGGCCGCAGTGCTGTCGCCGTGGACGCCCAGGCAGAACAGAATCAGCTGCCGCTGGTAGGCGCGGATGTCAGCCTGCTCCATGTGCGCCTCCGAAACCCAACTCGGCAGCAGCGAGCGCCATGGCGCTGCGCGCGGAATCGCGATCGCGCACCTCCAGTGGCTCGTGCTTGGGCGCGGGCAGCGCTTCTGCCGGTGCCGGCACGGCGCCCCCATCCATGACGTGCTTCACCGCCCGCTCGTAGGCGTTGGCCAGCATGCGCTGCTGCAGCGCGCCGCTCTCTGCAGTGCGGTAAGCGTGCAGGTCCAGCTTCGACCGCACCAGCACCGTGAACCCGCTGTGGGCCTGACCCGGTTGCATCTGGCCGTCGACTTCGGCCAGCGCCGGCACGCCCAGGCACATGGCGCGGAACTGGCCGGGGTTCGGTGGCCACTGCAGCGCGCTGCGCAGGCAGTTGCCCAGCCCTTCCGCCACCTGCCGGGGGGTGATGCCAGACATCACCTGGAACCACAGCTCACCGGCGGTAGTCAGGCTGCCCGCGTTGTTCACCGGGGCTGTGCCGTTCTCGCGCACCCACTTCCCGGGGAACATGCCGGCCATGCGCTCCCACACTGTCCACAGGGCGCTCACTGCGCGCTGGTCCGGATCAGTGCTGGACGCACTGGAATTCGCCTTCGATGACGTCGCCGCCTGCTCCGCCAAAGCCGCCAGCTGCCGCGCGCTGTTCGTGGCGTCGTCGCTCCTCTGCGACGTGTTCGGCAGAACCGAGTTGAGGGTTTGCATTGGGGCCTCCGGGATTGGTGGTGTTCGTCGGCGTTGCGCCGGCGGCTTTTCGGCTTCGAGCGGCCTGGATTGCCCAGGGGAAGGGCTTGGCCACAGGTGGGGATCGGGACAGCGCCTCGGTGACGGTGTCGGCCAGCTCCTGCGGCGTCACGCCTTCGGCCAGCGCGGCGATCAGGTCGGGATGGCTCGGGTTGGTCGAGTGGCAACCGGCCTGGCGCATCAGCACGCACGCACGCCCCGCATCGGACGCACCGCTCAGAGATCCTTGAGCGTGCAGTGATGTATCTGGAGTAATAGATATGGGGTCTGGGGTCTGGTTACCCGTGTTCACGCCTGTGTTCACGCCCCCTGTCACGCGTGACTCTCCGTGACTTGTCACGCGTGACAGGTGGGCCGAAGTCACGCGTTCATCGCCAGTCACATGCGTGACGTGCAGCGCCTTCAACTCCGCCATGGTGGCCATGCCGCTTGGCACGACACCCACGTTGCGTAGGTCTTCGAACAGCATCGTGCGCCGCGCGCGGGTGCGCGCCTGCCGCTCTGCCTCGGCCTGCTTCCTGTCTTCCCGGCGCCCCTGCCCGTCAGCAATTCGGACCTGAGCGGTGGCGATCTGCTCGTCGCAGCGCTTGCTGTGGCGCAGCCCATCTTCGGCCACAGGGAAGTAGCGCTCGGCGACCTTCTTGACCGCTACCTTGTCGGCCGTGCTGATGGCACCGGCGATGACATACAGCTCCCCCAGGCTCTCGGGCAGCGCCTCCTCTTCCGAGTAGTAAGCCAGCATCAGCTTGAAGTAGACGCCGTGGTCCGTCAGGGACAGCCGTGTGGTGTCCTTGAGGTAGTCGCCGGGGTACATCTCGAAGTAGATCACGCTCGATTCCCCATGCCACGCAGCAGCGGCGCCATCGCCACCGGCTCCGGCGTGTGCGAAGGGCACGGGTTCCTCGGCACTTCGGCCAGGCACAAGGCGTCGGCCAGGCTGCTCCGCCAGCGGAACGCCGTAGAGCGGCTGACGTTGAACCGGTCCTGCACCTGCTGGACCGTGGGGAAGTTGGTGCAGCACGCGCTCACCCACAGCGCGAAGTCGATGACGATCCTGGTCTGGCACTGACCACTGAGCGCCGCCTTGCGGCGGTGGTCGGGCGCGCGCGCCGAATCAGGCACGTCGCAAAGGCTGCTGGTGCGCTGCGGGCCGCAAACAGTGCCCAGGCTGGCGAGCGGGCTCATGCTGCCTCTCCTGCCCGGCCTGCAGCCGGAAGATGCCGCCCGAGGGCAGAAGCCAGCGGCTGGGCGGCCGGCATCCTGCCGCGCGCGGCCGCGGGGTCATGCAGGTCGTGCAGCGCGGTCAGCCAGCGATAGGCCGTGGCGCGGGAGAGGCCGAACTTCGACTGCAGGGCTTCTACCTGCAGAGGCTGCGGCTGCTCCTTCGCCCAGAGCACGACATCGACCATGGGCAGCAGCTGCACCACGTTCTCGGGAATGCGGCGGCCGGCGGCATCGAACTCGCCGACCACAGCAATCGCCCAGCTCACCATCGCGGCGGTGCTCATTGGCTTCCACCGCTCACCGCGCGCGGTGCCAGCTCCTGCAGGTGGCCGGTGACGTACTGCCTGGCAGTGGTCAGCTCGGCTTCCAGCTGCCCCATCTCATCCAGCGCGCGGCGCATCTCAGGGATGTCCATCGCGCAGATCCGGCCGTCGGCCAGGATGTTGGTCAGCGCCTCGAGGGTGTGGCCAAACTCCACCGACAGGCGGGCGACGGCCAGGACGCCGGCATGCGGCTCCATCATCGGGATCCGCGCGCCGAGGAAACCATAGCGCTGGGCCAGTTCGCGGGAGCAGGCGTCGCGCCACTGCGGCGGCAGCGCGCGCACCCACGACTCTTCAAGGTCCACCGGCATTTTGACCGTGCCGTTGCGAATGCGGCCGACGATCTGGGCATTCGCTTTCAGCGCGCGCTCGATGCTGTCTGCATCGGTGCCGGCATGGAAATGGATGATGCGCTCGGTCGGGGCCACATCCGCCAGGTACTGCTCGGCGATGGCTTGGGCAAGGCTGCTGTCGGTATGGCCGCTGTTGCGGACGGCGTCGGTCGTGTGGCGGAACACCACCGCGGAGCGGGGCTCGTGGTACTGAGGATCAGGCTTCATTTACGCACCTCGGGAGGCGATGCAAAGTGGTCGCCATGGACAGGACGACCGGAATTCAGGGGATAGGCAGATGGCGCAGCTCGGCAGCTCGGCAGCGCGCGGCGCATGGGTAACAGCTAGGCCGCGTCGACCGGCACGATCCGATCTGCATCCGGATCGTCCTCGGCGGGCCGCTGGAGCGCCTGGAAGTGGGCCGGCATCAGCACGAAGCGAAGCTTCAGAGCCCACAGGTCATCGATCTGACCGTCAGGCCACTGGTACACGGCCGACGGCGTGATACCGAGAGCGCGCGCAAGCGCGGCGGCATTGCCGTCGTAGGCGGCAATGGCTTCTTCCTTGGTGATCCGGGGCATGTTCATAGCCCCATATAAGCACGCTTCCATTGTGGATGCAAGCACGCTTACTTAACGGACTAATAAGCTCGCTAACATGACTACTGCTCTCGCCACCCGCCTGAAGCGCGCACGCACTGAGTGCGGCATCACCGAACCCGCCGACGCCGCGCGTCGTGCTGGGATCACTGCATCAGCTCTCTATCAGCTGGAGGACGGGAAGACGAAATCGCTCAGCGGCGAAACGGCGGTGAAGTTGGCCCGTGTCTACAAGCCTTTCCGGGTCGAATGGCTGATCACTGGCGAACTGCCTGAGCGCTGGGACGAGTCTCATGGATCCTCGATATCAGTCAGTGAGACACCCGCTGGCTATGTTCGCCTTCGAGTAATGGAAGGCGAGGCTTCAGGGGGCTTTGGCGCAATGAATCAGGATTACCCGGACGTGGTCCGGGAGCTCGACATCGCAGAGTGGCAGGTTCGCCAGCAGCTGGGCTTCGTGCCCGAGGGTGATCGCGTGCGCCTGGTGACCGTGCGTGGGGATTCGATGTATCCCGACATCAAGAATGGCGACGTGGTGTTCGTGGACGTCGCCAAGGACTACTTCGACGGCGATGGCCTGTACCTGATCAACCTGCACGGACTGACCTACGTGAAGCGCCTGCAGCTGCTGCGGGATGGGCTGCACGTCATCAGCACCAACCGGAAGTACCTGAGCGAGGTCGTTCCGCCGCACGAGGCTGATCAGCTCCACGTGGGCGGAAAGATTCTGGGCCTGGCACTGCTGCGAAGCGCGCAGGAAGTCTGACGTTAGAACGACTTGGTCTGTGCTTCCTGGCGCGCCGACTCGCGCGCCTGTTGCTCTGGTGTATAGATAGATATCAGACCGGAATCGATGGCCCCTACGATCCCACTAAAGTGGACGTAGACCTCGGGTAGATTCCACACCGCTTCGGGGCTTGAGAACTTGGCCCCAACCCCGGAGACAACTTCACTGGTCCCCTGGATCGTCGGCTTTCCAAGCTTCTGCTGCAGCTGTTCAAAAAGCTGCTGGGCATGCTGAAACCCATCCGTCTCAACCCTCAAGCCTTCGATCCTGCCGTCTACAACAACCGCTCTGACGGAACGGGTGCCTGTAGGTCTCTTCTTATCAACAGGGACCACAGGCAGCGCGTCGTTGTCCCGCAGGTTAGGGCGCGGATTCTGGCGCATGCTCATGGTCGCCCAACACGCTGATTCGATTGAGGACAAGTCGTATATTGCCCCGCCGTAGACTCGCTCTATGGGGCACTCCCGCACGAGTCGTCCACCGACAAAAATTCCCATGAACTCAAAGCCGGTGTTCGGCCTTTCATCGGATCGGCGGGATGTATTCGCTTTCTCAACAGAGATAGCCTGCCGTTTGACCTCGCCTGGCGCGGGAGTCTGGGCACCGGCAGTTCCAATAACCCCAAGAGTCAGCAACACCAACGATTTGCGCAGATCCATCCCCATTCCTCGTGCTCCTTTGAGGTAGTAGCGTAGAAGCACGCTGAATAAGCGTGCTTGCATTCTCCGTATTAGCGTGCTTTTATAGCTCCGCAGCCGGCTTCTGCCGCCCACGGAGAGAAACGCAATGCCCCTGTCCACCAGCAACCTGCGCTCGGCCCGCCTCGGCCTTGTCGCCCTCGCCTGTTTCATCGTCCTGGCCGTTGCGGCTTGGGCCTCGCCCGGCGACGAGCCGGCGGCTGATGCCGCTGGTGACGCCCCGGATGGGCTGGTGATCACCAGCCCGCGCATTTGCGCCGCCTTGGCGGTGTACGAGCTGGCCTCTGCCGACGACTGGGGCCTGCGCGCAACCGTCGCCAACACCAGCCTCAACGCCTTCCGCTCCGCAGAGCGCGTGCCCGACTGCGCCCCCGGCATCACCAAGGCCCTCACCCACAGCTTCCAGCCCGAGCGCTGGCAGCTCGCCCTGGACGCGGCCGACGCCGTGCTGAGCGGCTCCTACCAGGTCTCCCCGGCAGCATGCGTCCGGGCCAATGCGGTTGTCCCCCTGTCGACCGCAGACGGCAAAGAGCCGAGCACATCCCCCGTGCTGGCCCGGGCGCAGTGCGTGATGTACGACCTGGCCTTCATAGAGGTGGCGCCGTGATCGCCGGCCTGCGCACCGAGCCGCGCGCCGCGATGGTCGGCGGCCAGCGCCTACCGCTCAGCCCCACCGAGTCGAAGGTCCTGCAGCTGATCATCGACGCCGGCGACACCCCGGTCAGCCGCGCGACGCTGGAAGAGAAGCTGTACGGCGCCGCCGGCAGCAAGTCGAACACGGTGCAGGTGACCGTATGCCGCCTTCGCCAGAAGCTGATCCAGCACGGTTACAGCATCAACGCGACCCGCAGCCGCGGCTACACGATCAGCAAGGACGGTGCCGCGTGATCGCCGTCATCAGCTACCCGCTGGCCGAACGCGCCGCCGGCGCCGCCAAGGCCGTGGCCGCCGCTGCCGCCGGCATGGGCTTCACACCGAACCAGGTGGCCGCTGCCGCCGACGTTGCAGCCTTCGCCGTACTGGACCGCCGCGCCAGCGCCGGCCGCGCCATTGCCGACGTGCGCAAGACGCTGCGCCGGATGCAGCGCGTCCAAGGCGGTGCTGCGTGAACCTCAAGGCCGACAACCAGTCCAGGACGCTCGCTCGATTCCGCGCGGACACCGCGGAGCACCAGCTGGAGGTGCTGCAAGACAATGGCCTGTATCGCCATCTGAAATTCAGCAGGGGCGGCAGCAGCATCTACCGCTTCGACATCGTCACCTGGCCGGGCTACTTGGCGATAACAGGCGATATGGGCGAGTCCGTGTTCACCCGACTGCCCGACATGATCGAGTTCTTCCGCACCGACCAGCGCAAGGATGAAGCGCCCGAGACGCTCACCATCAACCCCGGTTACTGGGCAGAGAAGTGTGTTGCCAACAAAGGGGACATGCGGGAATTCCGCGCGGAACTGCTCGAACAGGTAGTGAGGGAGTCGTTCGACAATTTCATTGACGACAACATGGTGGATGGCGAGGACGGTGCACCCAACACCCAGCCGAAGTGGGCATCACAGCTGTGGATTGACCTGCGCAGTGAAGTGCTGTTGCTTGAAAACGAGTCCGTGGCTGCAGCCATCGAGGCCATGGAGAGCTACAAGCCGGACAGCAACACCGGGTTCGCCAGGTTCAGGTTCAGTGAGCCCTGGGAACACGCGTCCTCGATGCAGGACTACACGCTCCACTTCTACTGGCGCCTCTTTGCCATCGCACACGCGGTGAAGGCATACGACCGCTGGAGTGCAGCCCAGTGACCGACCAGGACTTCTGCGCGCAGATGCGCATCGGCATCCCACCCATCGCGCCACCGGCAGCGCCAGCGGCACACCGCTGCGAATGCGACCCGGCCAACCACCACGTCTGCGACGACTGCGACGACTGCGAGGCCGTCGACCACGCGCTGCGCCAGCACGCTCCGAGTGAGGACCACGCCGAATGAAATCCCCTGGCATCAAGCTGCCGGCACCGGCACTGACCCCTGACCAGCGCGCGGCACTGGATCGCGCCAAGAAGCCGCGCCGGCACCCGTACCGCATTCACCATGGCAGCGGGCAGCAGCAGCGCGAAGCAGCAGAGCTGCCGTGAGCGTATCGCGCCCGGCGTGCACAGGATGGTGCGCTGATGGCCGGCCTGCACTGTCTGGGCGGCGGCCACGACGCGGTGATCGTCAGCACGATCACGCCGACGGCCGAGCAGCGCCTTGCGCGGTACCGGTCGGCGCTGGCCGCCCACCCCGACCGCTTCCACGGACTGCGCGTGCAGTTCGGCGAAGTGCACCAGCGCGCGATGAAAGCCGGCCGCCGCATCCATTACGCAGGTTGGCAGAAGCGCATGCCGGCGCTGTGGCCGCCCATCGGCCGCGACTGACGCGCAGGTCGGTGCCCATGGACCACAGGAACCAGCTCGACATCTTCGACCACGACCCCGCCCGGCTGGCCAAGGCGAATCGCGCCGCCGCCGAGCACGCCCTGACCGATCCGTTCTTCTCCGCAAAGGTCCGCCAGGACCGGCACGACCACTACATCGCCGAAGCCGTGCGCCTCGAGCGCCTGGCAGCAATGGCCGCGCCGCCGGCCACCACCACAGCCTGAGATCTCCCGATGAAACAGCCTCAGCCCAGCGCCTCACCCACGCCCCACCCCATTCCAGACAGCGCGGTCGAAGCATTCCGTGCTGCCTATGTCGCCCATGGCTCCCAGAAGGGCTATGCGGACGCCATCCGTGCCGGCCTGGCCGCAGCAGCACCGCTGGTCAGCCAGGACGCAACGCTCTCGCTCGAGCTGGAGGCCCACGCCCATTTGGTGCGACAGCTGGATGCTGCGCTGAACGGTGAAGCCGCTGCTGCGCGTGCGCCCTTGCTGGCTGATCTCCTGAGCCAGTGCCAGGCCGAAGCCCGGCGCCGGCACGGACCCGTACTGACGACGATTCCCGGCTTTACTGCAGCTCACCTGCGCAAGGTGTACATGGACCTCGCCGACAGCGCGCGCACCCTGAGTGATACGGCCATGGCCATGAGCGACAAGACTGTTCGCGAGCTGGTAGGCATGGGGATCACTGAAGCGTTCCTGCTGGCGGACACCACGCCGGAGGCCACCCCGTGACCGCCACCGATCTGCGTCGCAATGCGCACGTCCTCGTGCTGCAGGAACTGCGCTCCCGGTTCACCGAAGCCGGGAGCCCGTCGCGCACCGCCGCACTGGATGCGGCTATCTCGGCCCTTACCGCAAGCCAAGCTGTGTCCGGTCAGCACCCGGACGACCGGGCGGTCGACGAATTCGCCATGAGCATGAAGGACAAGATGGCCGCTGCGCGCGCCAAGGGCCGCGGCGGCTGGGAAGATCCGGCGCAGTGCAGCGCCGATGAACTCAGCCGCATGCTGCGGGACCACGTGGACAAGGGTGACCCGCGCGACGTGGCCAACTTCTGCATGATGCTGCACCAGCGCGGCGAGCCGATCGTGCCGCAGGAAGTGCAGCTTCCCGACAACGAAAGCGTGCGCCAGATCCTCGGCCGCCCCAACTTCGCCTGCATCGAGCTGGCCGGCATGCTGCGGATGCGCGGCGACGTAATCCCGCACCGTGCCGAGAGCGAGCAGGCCGCCGTGCTGCGGTTCCTGCTCAACTGCTACCTCGAGCTGCCTGACCGCTGGCACGACAACGTGCGAGACAAGCTGCGCAGAATAGAAAGCCAGGCAGCGGAACGTGAGCCGAACAGCGCTCCTAATCGGCTCACCGATACGGCGCAGGAATGCAGCCAGGTGGTGCGCAATGGCTGAGCGCACGTGCCCCCTGGCCGATGACGCCACCCGCACCGCTCCATTGTTCACGCTGATCGAGTTCAACCCGCGCCGCCACATCCGTGGCGCCGAGGCTGCGCGTGTGAACGTGGACTATGGCCGCGGTGACGCCGACCTGCTCTGGATGTCGGCCGCCGACATTCGCCGGAACATGATGCTGCATGGCAAGCACCCGGAGCTGATCAAGGCCATGGAGTGCTACAGCCGCCCGTTCCACCACTATCCGCCTGCCGCGATGCCGGTGCTGACCGACCTGGACGCCGAGGTGCGCAATGGCTGACCCGATGCTCACCCGCATCCAGGTCCGCGCTGATGGCGAGTACGGCAGCTTCTATGTGCTGGAAGGCAGTGAACAGAGCGAGGACGGCACGACCCGGCACTGGTGCGAGCTGACCTGCAACACGTCGTTCGGTGTGGTTGGCCACACCTGGGGACACATGGGCCGGCCGGCGGCGCAGTTCTTCGCCAAGACCAGCGCCGGCTATCTCCTGAACAAGCTGTGGGGTCCGGACTACCTGGTGTACGACGAAACCACCGCCCGCAATGCGTTAAAGGAGCACCTACTGCGCGAACGTCGCGACGACGATCTGAGCCACAGCCGTGCACGCGAGCTTTGGGACGAACTGGCTGATGCCGATCTGGACAGCGAGCATGCGCACGTCCTATTCATTTACAGCGATCCCTACTGGACAGAGATTTTCACTTCTGGCGATGGGCCCGACTACAAGCAGGAAAACCGGCAAGCCACTGGATTCTGGAAGTACCTGTGGCCGGGCTTCCTGGAAGAGCTGGCGCAGCGCGCGGAGGCGGTCGTCCATGGCTGAGGCACAGAGCGAGCGCGTGATGCACCGGGAGATCGGAATGGATCTCGCAGAGCGTATCGTCTTCGACCTGCTGGAAGGCGGCTGGTCGCGCCAGTCGCTGCGGAATCACGACGCGGCCGGGCCGACCCCGTGCGGAACCGCCTTCTATCTCCTGCGGGATGGGGGGATTGCCCTCGCCTACTTCCCCATCACGGACTTTACTGACGTGAACGGGCGCGGCCTGCTCTTCTCGATTCGTGAGCTCTTCCCGCCGGTCCACAAGTCTGCGCACGGCGATGTGGAGAGCTTGGTGCCTTTCGCGGTGGGCGACTTGGTTCTCTCGATGGACCGCCATCTGAATGGCTCGTGGCACTACGAAGATGAGGTACGGGCCAGCGAGTGGCACCTTCTGATTCCCGTTTTCACGGTCGTCGCCGTGCGGCCGCGTCCTGGGCACCACACACAGTTCGGCGGCAGGGACTACTACCAGGTGAGGATCAAGGACCGCGTGGGCGGTGGTAGTGGCTTCCACGACCTTGTGCCCATCGCCGGCAGGCCGTGGCAGATGCGTGGCGAGGGAGAGTGCCTGATCCGCATAAAGCCCACTCCCTTGGCTGTCGCTGCGCCTCTGCCGGCGCTGCCGGCGCTGCCGGCCCAACTGGACCTGTTCGCATGACCGCCTTCAACCAGGCCAAGCACACCGCGCGCGTGTTCCTCTCGGAATGCCGCGCACGCCGGCACGGGCACGGCTTCTGGTTCGCCTTCAACGCTGCACAGCGCGCGCGCAGACGCGCCTCTGCACCTGCACCACTGCCGGCGCCGCCGGCCCAACCGGACCTATTCGCATGATCCACGTCGGGGACTGTCGCTCGATCATGGCCAGCATGGAGCCTAATTCCATCGACGCGATCGTGTGCGATCCGCCGTACGAGCTGGGCTTCATGGGCAAGGCCTGGGACTCGACTGGGGTTGCCTTCGATCCGGCGACGTGGAAGCAGGCACTGCGTGTGGCCAAGCCCGGCGCCTTCCTGATCGCGTTCGGTGGCAGCCGTACTCACCACCGCGTCGCCTGCGCTATCGAAGATGCGGGCTGGGAGATCCGCGACACCATCATGTGGATCTACGGACAGGGCTTTCCGAAGAGCCGCAACGGGGAATGGGGAGGAACCGGCCTGAAACCAGCCCACGAGCCGATCGTACTGGCCCGCAAGCCTCTGGCTGGCACGATACAAAGCAACCATGCCGCCTACGGCACCGGCGGCCTCAACATCGATGCCTGCCGGGTTCCAACCGATGACAAGCTCGGCGGCGGTGATCAGTCCCCGGCTCTGAAGACCGGTGCTGATGGCTGGAACCGTCCATGGATGCAGAATGTCGATGCCAAGGCCGCCCACGCTGAGCGGTGCAATGAAAACGTGGCCAAGGCGGAAGCTCTCGGCCGGTGGCCGGCCAATGTCATCCACGACGGTAGCGCGGAAGTACTCGCAGCTTTTCCGCATGCACCTGGCCAGAAGGCGAACATCAGCACCAGCGCGGAGAGCGAACGCCTGCGTCATGTATACAGCGGTGGCCAGCTGAAGCGCAGCGGCGAACAGAGTGCTGACAGCGCCAATCACGGTGACGTGGGGTTCAAGATGAAACCCGGCGCCCGCCGCGCGGACAGCGGAAGCGCGGCTCGATTCTTCTACTGCGCCAAGGCCACCAGGAAGGACCGCAACGAAGGCCTCGAATCTGGCGCGGTACCGGTAACGCGAGCCGGCGCGACCATGCGCGAACGCGAGACCGCTGACTGGTCTGCGCGAAACGGGAATCACCACCCCACGGTGAAGCCGACCAGCCTGATGCGCTACCTCTGCCGCCTGGTCGCTCCAGCCGGCGGCTTGATACTCGACCCCTTCACCGGAAGCGGGAGCACAGGCTGCGCCGCGATCGCCGAAGGCTTTCAGTTCGTTGGGATCGAGTTGGATCCCACCTATGCAGCAATCGCCGAGGCGCGGTGCAACACCGTCCAGCCCGGCCTGGCACTTGGAGAAATTGCATGAGCCCTGGCCCCAGAGCCGCAGCCGTGCGCGCCGCACTGCGCGGCGCCGCCCCCGCGAACGCGTCAGTCCGCGACATGATCCGTCGGTACTGCCGCGAGCACGGACAGCCGCTGGTCTGTCTCGCCCCTGCATGGAAGTGCAAGACGCTCAGCGTGTGGCGGGTTTTCGGTCGCAGGCGGCCGCTGCTACCCCGCCAGGTGGAGGGGGTCATCTCTCTGTTCCAGCTGGATGAATTCGACGCCAACGACCTGCGCCTGCGAGCCGCGCGCGAGGCCGGCTGGAACATCGACCCATCGATGCTGCTGCAGGGGGATGCTTGAGCACCAGCAACACGAGCATGAAGGCAGGGGAGCCGGTGGTCAGCGACACGTTGCGTGCCATGCGCGATGCAGCGCGCGCCGGCGGCGCGGTGCCTGCCGAGCTGGTTGGCGAATGGTTCCAGGCAATCCGGGATCAGCTGTATGCAGAGCAGCGGCCGGTGCGTTTGGAGACATGCGCATCTGGCTCCCCCTACTGGATTGAGGTGGATGAACGTGGGTGGCACCGAGCGCGGAAGCAGAGGCACAGGCTGCGCGCCCTCTACGTCCACCCTCTGCCCGAAGAGCGCCGCAAGGGAACGCTGGATCACATCTGGTCCGCTGACCGAACCCACTGCACCAGGTGCAACTCGCCGCATGACTGGGCAGATCCATTCTGCGATCCCCCGAAAGAACCGGTACGCATCGCCCCGAAGCGGCAGCCATACAACCCTCGCTGGGTACTGCCTGCCTTGGACCGCCTGCAGCTCGCCCTGCGGCGGGAAAGCAAGCCAGAACGCGACAACTGGAACCGTCAGATCGAGCAGATGCGCAGATCCATCGAAGAGCACACGAAGGAGGCCCAGCCATGAACACCGAACAACTCACGCAGACCAGGCCGTCCCCGCTGGCCCACCAGCACCGCAGCGCGATCGCGGTTGCAGCTGCGCTTGAAACCGCCCTGACCAGTTCAGAGCAGAACTCCGCCGGCGGCTGGTCGCTGACCTTCACCTTCGCGGGTAAGGCGCAGCTGCAGGCAGCACGCGACGCCTGGCGCGCGTACGCATATTCCACGATCGACGCACCGGTGCCGCTGGCGGCAACGGCGAGCCAGAGGCTGACGGCCCAGATCGGGCAGGCGCTGTTTAACGATCCCACCATGGACCTGATGCAGATCGCCAACCAGGTGATCTGCGCACGCGCGGCATCGCCGATGCCGCTGCTGCCGGTAGTGAACCCTGAAGCAACGGAGGCCAGTCATGGGCGCAGCTGAAAACATTCCCGAAGTACTGCTGAAGCTCGAGCAGGTCGAAGCCCAGACCGGGATGAAGAAGAGCTACATCTACCGCGAGATGAAAAAGGGAACCTTCCCACCCAGCCACCTGATCGGCGTCAGCAAGGGCTCGCGCTGGTATCAGAGCGACGTCCAGCGATGGATCGAATCCCGGAGCAACGCCCCGCGCTGGAAGCCGGAGAACGCGTCGCGGGCGGCGGCCAACTGCGATGGCAGCGGAGCCTAAACGGTCACCGAGCGGTCACCGGAGGGGGCTGGGTTGACGAAGAAGGCACTGCGGTTGATCCTAAGTGCCTGATTCGATGGTGGGCCCAGGAGGATTCGAACCTCCAACCAAAGGATTATGAGTCCCCTGCTCTAACCGTTGAGCTATAGGCCCTGCGCAGCGTCACAGTGTAGTGGAGGCCGCGCACGATCGGCTACCCGGCAGCAGCAAGAACCTCAGCAACGCGCCCCAACCGCTTCTCCGCCGCTTCCGCAAACCACGCCTGCCGCCGCAGGTGTGCCTGGAACAACGCCACCGTCCTTCTGGCCTCTTCCAGCGCCTTCTGGTTGCCGCCGTCAAAGCCCTCGACCAGTTCCGCGCCAGACAGCGCATACGTCGTGCGGCGGGAAAATCCCAGCCTATCCTCACGCTCATCCTGTATCACTTCATCCCAATCCATCAGCGACGGAAAATCAGTCTGCAGGGAATCAGGCAGATCGTGCTCCACATCATTCATGGCGTTACTCCAGATGCATGACGAATCAGTGCAGCAGGCCGTGTGTGATGTGCGTGACCTGCTGCGCGCTTGCATCAGCGCCGATGAAGACCGACCTGCCTACGCGATGTGTTGAGCATCTGCGCGGTCAGCGTGCGGCCGTCGCGGGAAGTATTCAAATGGCAGATGCGACATCGTTAAGATCCAACGGGTATCGCCGGGAACTACCAAAGAAAAACCCCGCACCAGGCGGGGTTTCTCTCAACGCTTCAACAGCCGCTGGAAATCAGTCGATATCCAGGAAGCTGCGCAGCTGCTCCGAGCGGCTCGGGTGACGCAGCTTGCGCAGGGCCTTCGCTTCGATCTGGCGGATGCGCTCTCGAGTCACGTCGAACTGCTTACCGACTTCCTCGAGGGTGTGGTCGGTGTTCATGTCGATGCCGAAGCGCATGCGCAGCACCTTGGCTTCACGCGGGGTGAGGCCGGCCAGCACGTCGCGCACCGTTTCAGACAGGTTGATGTTGGTGGTGTTCTCGATCGGGGACTCCACGTTGGTGTCCTCGATGAAGTCGCCCAGATGGGAATCCTCGTCGTCGCCGATCGGGGTTTCCATCGAGATCGGCTCCTTGGCGATCTTCATCACCTTGCGGATCTTGTCTTCCGGCATGTCCATTTCCTTGGCCAGCTCCTCCGGCGTGGCCTCGCGGCCGTACTGCTGGAGCATCTGGCGGGAAATGCGGTTCAACTTGTTGATCGTTTCGATCATGTGCACCGGGATACGGATGGTGCGCGCCTGATCGGCGATCGAACGGGTGATGGCCTGGCGGATCCACCAGGTCGCATACGTGGAGAACTTGTAGCCGCGACGGTATTCGAACTTGTCCACGGCCTTCATCAGGCCGATGTTGCCTTCCTGGATCAGGTCGAGGAACTGCAGGCCGCGGTTGGTGTACTTCTTGGCGATCGAGATCACCAGGCGCAGGTTGGCCTCGACCATTTCCTTCTTGGCCTTGCGCGCCTTGGCTTCGCCGTAGGCCATGGCACGGCTGATTTCCTTCAGATCGTCCAGATCCAGCTGGGTCAGCTTCTCGATGTCGATCGTCGCCTGCTGTTCGGCGATGATCTGGTCCTTCACTTCGCGCAGGGCCGAAGACCACTTCTGCTTGCGCTTCAGTGCGTCTTCCACCCACTCCAGGTTGGTCTGGTTGCCTTCCCAGGAGCGGATGAAATCCTTGCGCGGCATGCGTGCGGTGACGGTCGCCAGGTTCAGCACGCGACGCTCATGGGCCTTGATACCGGCCATGGTGTCACGCAGCTGCTTGGTCAGCACGTCGGTCAGCGGCAACGGCAGCTTCAAGGTGACGAACACCGCCGACATCTCCTCGCGGAGCTTCAGCAGGTTCTTCTTGTCGCCCTTGGCCACAGCCTTCTTGAAGGCATTGAAGGCATCGCTCAGCGCCAGCATGCGCGCGGCGACTTCCTCCGGGTCCGGACCGGTCGGTGCGGCTTCTTCATCGCCGCCCTCGACATCATCGTCCTCTTCCTCGTCGGCATCGGCGTCGGCGTCGTCGCCGTCATCGGTGGCAGCAGGCGCAGCCGGAGCGGCCACTTCTTCAGCCAGGTCGTTGAAGCCGACGATCACTTCGGCCAGGCGCTTCTTGCCTTCCTTGTGCGCTTCGTAATCGTTCAACAGCGATTCGACCGACACCGGGAACTGGCCCAGTGCGGCCTGCACCTGCGAGAGGCCTTCCTCGATGCGCTTGGCGATGGCGATTTCGCCTTCGCGGGTCAGCAGCTCGACGGTGCCCATTTCGCGCATGTACATGCGCACCGGGTCGGTGGTACGGCCACCTTCGGTGTCGAGTGCGCTCAGCGCAGCGGCAGCTTCTTCGGCCGCGGTGTCA